ACGATGTCTGCTTCGACAACTTCGTCGCCTGTGCCGAGCATTTTTTGGACATCTTCTTCTGGGAGGACACCAGATCGAGCCATGAGTTCCAGCAACTGTTTGGCTTCTTCTGCCGGGTCGAATGCGTCGACTGCGGCGGCCCCGCCTTCGAGTTCTCCAGCCATCGTGACCCGGATTGGGGTTGCGGTGTCTGTGGACACGTCCATTTGGATCGAAAGGTTGGATTGTTCCATGCCCAACAGTTTTGAACGTCTGTCCATGATGCTCAGCACCTGTTGAATGGCTTTCATGTCGGGTTCGACCGATACTTCTTGGCCGTCGTCCATCGTTACTCGTCGATGTTGCGTCATTGGCCAGATTGCGGCTTGGAGAGCGTCCAGTCGTTCAAGTTCCATGCGGAGAACTTCCGGGTAGGCGTTCAACGCTTCCCGATTCATCTTTTCTAACTGTCGGGAGATCGCTTTTGACACGACCGAGGTTGACACACCGAATCTGCGGGCGATTTCGTTGGTTGTGATGCCTGCCTGCCGCATTTTGAAGATGCGGAGGTCGCGTTCAGCCAAAAATTCGCGTGTCAAGGCTTTCGAGTCGTCGCTCATGCGTCAAGTCTACGACAAACCTTGCTGTAGAAAGGGGAAAACCCCGGTTGGCTTCCCATTTCCCTCCAACCGGGGTTTCCTCAAGCGGATTGTATCAGAACGGTTCGCCTGCGGGTTCAGCCTTCTTCCGAGGTGAAGTTGCCTTCGCCGCCGGGGCTGATCCGCTGCTGTCGCGGCGCTTGCGCTCCAACGACTCAATTGAACGTGCCTGAACACCAATGTTGTTGGCGAGAACGTCGATCGTGGAACGCTTGTTCCCCTCATCGTCGTCCCATGTGCGCTGCTCAAGACGTCCCTGCACGATGACGCCGATTCCCTTTTCCAGAACTGCGGCTGCGTCCTCTGCGAGGTACCGCCATGCTGTGACGTTGAAGAAGGAGGTGCGCTCCTGCTTCTCGCCGTCAGCATCAGTCCAGTAGTGGTTCACAGCGATGGAGAACGCGAGTCGCGCGGCCCCCTGTGCGGTGTACTTGAGTTCGGGTTCGTTGGTGACGTTCCCGATCAACGTGGTTTCTGATCCTGCCATGATTGCCTTCCTTCCGAGGGCATGCCCTCGATACGGGTGACACGGGTTTGTGTCGTTCGTCATCGTATCAGGTGGGTGTGACAACCGGGCGGGTTGCCGAAATCTTTTTTAAGGATTACATTGACGCTTATGACCCCTGAAGAAGCACAGCAACACGCCATCAAAATTTTCGAACATTTGGTGAACCTTGACGTCTTTACCGCCGATTTCGGTGGTGAGGAGCCGGACGCCGACACGTTGGAGAAGTATCGAGAGGCCTGCGAGATGATCGCGGGTGTGATTATCGACTCGTTGGAGTTGGAGATCCCGGCCGACCAGACCCTTGCCGAGGAAGACGGGCAACTCGTTGTTCTCATCACGCCGAAGGACGAGATTGACTTGGGTGACTGGTTGTTGGATTACACCCAAGCCCCAGAAGTCGCAGAAAATCTTGACTGACCGACGCATTTCGTAATCGTTTGGTAACATAGAGGGACCATCTGCCCCCTCTCAAGGAGTCCGCTATGGCTATTCCTTTATCTCTGGCCGGCAAAGCCATCACATGGCTCGCCTGCATCGGCGTCATCACCGGAGTCAGCGCAGGCTCCAGAACCGAAGCCGACTACGAAATCGCTCGTCCAGACCACCCAATCGCCACGGTAACACCGGGGCCGTCGAGCGGCGTCTGGGCCACCAACGATCCGCTGTACGTCGAACCGGCATGGCACGACACCCATGATTCGGAGGAGCGCATCCCGCAGGTGCCGAAGTTGCCTGAAGGGATCACGCTGGATCCGAACTTTGACGCGGTTCTCAACGACCCAGATCGAATCACCCCAGCGCCCACAACAACTGTTCCACGGGTGACGTCGTGGTCGCAGTCCCGTCCTGACTGGAGATGCGACGAGTGGATGGACTTGGCTCGTGAGGTTGGCTGGCCGGAGGAGGAACTGTCTCGGCTGTCGTACACGATTTATCGTGAGTCGCGGTGTGACCCGACACAGCACAATCCTGACGACCCGATGGGTGGTTCCAACGGTTTGATGCAGATCAACCAGTTTTGGTGTAAGTCGACGAAGTACTGGCCTGACGGGTGGTTGCAGTCGCATGGGGTTCTTGATTCGTGTGACGAGTTGTACGAGCCCCGTGTTGTTTTGTCCGCCGGGTTGGCGATTTGGGGCAACTCTGGCTGGCAACCGTGGTTCCCGTAAAGGAATTTTTTCACAAAGTTGTTTCTGTGACCAATAAGGGTTAGCCTTCATGTCATGGAGGCATTGACAGTTCGTGTCGGCAAAGCCGTACACAACCACATCGAACGTCTGGAAGCAGTCGACCGTTGCTTGCGTTGGCTCCCCCACGAGCCTGACCGCCCGAAGGCCTTGAGCCTCAGCGACAGCACCGTAAAAAAGATCCTCTCCGGTCGCGCTGCCCCACCCGCATCTACAGCCCAGAGTGGACCGCTCAAGGAACATTGGGCAATCCACAGACGCGGGTACTTCCATGACACCTTTGACCATGGCTCACCCGCCGAGCAGGTCATGTACGCCACGATGGCTTGCATCATGGAGGAGTACGCGCTCACAGCAGAGCCGACCACATTCGTGTCTAGCGACATGATCGACATGCTCTCCATCGCATCCGAGGAGTTCGACGGCGAAAAACTGTACGCCTCAGACATGTTCGCCCCCAGCGGAATCGTGTACCTAGAGAAGCCTCTCGTCACCGCTGTCACCACCACCAATGTCAACGAGGAAACGGGCGAGTTCTACAAGAACCCCGAAGCCGAAATGGTTGGCGTCAGAGCCATCTCGTGGGCAAGGTCCGACCAAGTAATGACCAAAGACCCAGACGGCACCCTTCGCCCCATTGACGGGATGTTCATGTACCTGTACACCGACGCTGGATGCTTCAGGTACATCACGGGTGTTGGAGAGCAGATCGACGACTTGATTCCGGACACCAGCCTCATGCTCTTGGACAGCACGGCATGGGCGTTCGGCTCGGCGTGGAGAACGGCCAGAGAAGACGATACGGCAGAACAGATCATTCGGTTGGCGGACTCGGCGGACGGGACTATCTGCTCCGAGGATTCCGGCATGGTTCGCAGGTTCATGGTTGCGTTGTTCAGGTTCGTCTGGCAGGAACTCCTCGTCAGAGATACCCCCGAGGAAGTGAATCGGGCGACTCGTCGTCAAGCACAGAGGTTGACTGGTCTCAAAGAGCCGATCACGATCCTCAAACTTCGTCGTGCTCGTCACGCCAGCGATGGCACGGGTGAGGGCTGTCGTCTTGACCATCGGGTACTTGTTCGTGGTCACGCTCGCAACCAGTGGTATCCGTCGCTCGGCCCGTCTGATGACCCAGATGCACACAGGTTGATTTGGATCGCACCCCACGTTCGTGGCCCTGAGGACGCTCCGTTCTTGACAAAACCGAAAGCCACAGCGATCGTACGTTGACGTTCTGTCAATATCGCGGTAACCTGTGGACATGCACGGACTCAGAGAACCACTTCACACCCTGCACGGTGCGTTCGACCACCTCCATGACGAGGTTCGACGACGGATGCTGACTAACGATCTGTCAAAACTGACGATCGAAGAACGCCGCTACTGCATCCGGATGTTCATCGACCTCGGGGCTCTCGAACTCCGCGAAGCGGTGAACAAAATCGCTGACGCATGTGGGGTTTCACGGGTAACCGTGTACAACTACGTCAATGGCAAACGTGTGATAGATTTATCTAAAGAGAAGTGAGGGTCACATGCACGGAATTGAAATCAACGCAGATGGAACAGCCCGGATGGCTTACGCAGGCGACATCCCTTGGCACAAACTCGGCACAAAACTCAACGGACTCGCAACCGCAGAACAAATGCTGGAAGCAGCCCAAGCCGACTTTGACGTCGTAACAACCAAAGTCGCGGCCGTAGACGACAACGGCCAGTTCATCCTGAACCCCGATGGGACACCAATCCTCATCGACAACTCCCGAGCCACCGTACGCAGCAACCCAGACGGGACTTTCGACGGGCTCGCCACAGTCGGCACACGATACGTCCCCACTCAAAACCGGGAAGCACTCCAACGAGCGCTCGACGTCGTGGGCGCATCCAAAGGAGAAGCAGTCGTAGAAACCTGCGGTGTTCTCCGAGACGGCAAAGAGTTCTTCGCCTCCATCAACTTGGGTGGACTGGTCATCGACCCGAAAGGTGTCAACGACCGCATCGAACGCTACCTCCTCGTCCGCAACGGTCACGACGGAAAAGTCCCGATCACCTACGCAAACACGCCGATCCGGGCAGTCTGCCTCAACACCGTAATCATGGCGATGGACTCGGCGAAAAGCGTTTTTACTGCTCGTCACACCAGAAACCAAGACACAGCGTTGGAACAGGCCGGCGAAGTTCTTGCGATCTCAACCGAATGGGCACGCAACTTCCAGCAAACCGCTGAACGGATGCTTCGGATCCCAGTCCCAGCAGGATCACGGCAGTTCGACAAGATTTTTGACAGCGTGTTCCCTGAGAAGTCGGACGCAACGAAGATCCAACGGGAAAATCGTGAGAATCTTCAGATGACCGTCCGATCGCTGTACATCTCGAAGAAGAATGCTGGCGGCTTCGGGTTCAACGGTTGGGCGGCGTACAACGCAATCGGCGAATACCTTGATCACCACCGCGAAGCCGGGGCTGAAGACAGGGCCGCTGCGTCAATGGATTACTACTCGTGGGTGACGAAAGCCAAAGCCCGTGCCCAAGACGCAGTCCTAACGCTTACCTGATGGTTCTTGTGTCAAAATGTATGTACGGCTCTCGTTAGGGGGTACATATGTTCGAGAACGAGGATGAGATCACCAGAGAAGATCTGATCGAAATGATCGGAGACTTCATGTCTGGCTCCATGAATATTGAGCAGGTCTACCGCTCTCACCTGTGCGACACTTTGGTCTCACGGGTGTACGACGAGTTCGGGACTGAAGGTCTCGCGGACCTGATGCTCAAGATTGACGGTCGGGCGAACTGGATTACCGACATTTTGTTCGACGAAGCAGATCTTCAGGACGAAATGTTTGCCAAGTTCGGGTATTTCGATGACGATATTGCGTTCAAGGCTCGCTCCACCATGAAGATGGAAGAGTTAAACAAGAAGATTTGGCGTCTCCGCAAGCGTTACACGAAGTTGATTGTTGAAGAGATCGTCCAATCCGATAACCCCGAGTTGTTCCCGGCGGAACCAGAGGCCTGATGTCCCGCTTTTGGTCCAAGATCATCAAGATCCAGCCGAAGTTCGAAGGTTCAGAGGAAGAAGCGTCAGCGAACGTGGATTCCCACTCGTGGGTGGTTATCGACATGGGGATGGATCACCCAGAAGTCGGTGAATTTCCTCCGATTGTTCAATGTTCGGAGTGTAAGGCGTTGGCTGACACCGAGAAGTCGCGTTGGCGCTGCGGTTTAGCCCCGGCAGAAATGACCGTTGAAGAATGGATGCGTACCCGTAGATAGCAAAAAGCCCGCCCCCTTGTGAGGGACGGACTCTTGCTGGAAGCCGGGGATGGTCAGATTACTGAAGCGTCAAGGTCTTCGCTGTAGACCAACTCGTCGTTGAGACAGTCCAAGTGGAGAACTTCGATGCCGTTCGTGGCGTTGATGTTGTTTGCGATGGCAACTGCCTGATTGTATGAGACGCACTCAAGATTGAAAATCTGTA